CGATATCGTTCCTGTAGAGCCAATAGAATGGAATGTTTTCTGTAGGCCAGATAAAGATGACGCCTACGCCATTGGCGTAGACGTAGCTGCTGGTGTCAATAGAGACTACTCTGTAATTTATGTTGTTAGTAAAAAAACATATAATTGCGTTGCTATCTACCGTTCCAAGCTAATTATCCCTACAGCTCTTGCTAAACGCTTACAAGAAATTGCTACAGATTACAATAAAGCATTAGTGCTAATTGAGTCTAATAACTTTGGCAACGTTGTTTTAAATGAGCTAGGACACCTAGGATATTATAACACATGGAAGCGCGATGGTAAAGATTGGTTAACTACATCTAAATCAAAAACAGAAATGTTTGAAAATTTAAAGCAAGTAATACAGGATGGTTATATTAGAACAATAGATATGATTACTTACCAAGAGCTACGAGCCCTACAGTTAACAGATAAAGGATCTGTAGAGTTGCCAGACAACATGGATTCACACGCAGACTCTGCATTAGCAATGGCTCTTGCTTATGTTTGTATTAATCAGGTAACATTAAAAGTAAAACCATTTTTACCAAACTGGATTGGTGCTAGACAAGTGCAGCGGACAATCGCTTCTGGTGGTGCTGCCATCGGAAAAAAACAAAGATACTAAAAATAATCTAGACAAATTTTGCTCCTCACTCCTTTATATATTGCTAGAGCAAGTGGCTGGAAGCCCTGAAGGAGTGGCAAGGCAACCACACGCAAAAGGGCTCTGCCCGCTGGTATTTACCGACAAAGAAAAATGGCCTGGATATATATTTTGTCGGTAATAGCCCTCGTATAATATCAATGGGGCAGCGCCCCTAGGGGACTATAATGAATAACAAAGATAAAAAAATTATAGACGTTGGAATCCGCAAAGTAGTGTTTCATATGCCAGACTGGCGCTCACCCGCTGGAGAGTGGTCAATACAAGAGGCCGATGGTCGCAGCAATTATCCTATCAGGAAAGAGCATGTTCTTGATTGGTTACAGCCAGAAGAACAATTGAAACTTTTGTTTCATGAAGCTTTTTATATCTACTAGCACTTGACTAATTCACTAATAGTGAGGACACGGAAATATGGCCAGAAATAACGACGACATACAGAAATTTATAAAAATTATCTTCTCGGACCACAAAGAATTCTGGAAACAGCAAGCCGGAGATTTAAAAAGATATAAAAATGCATACGAGTCTAAATTTTGGAAGGAAGAGATGTATGACACGACAATGATTCGTGTTGAGACTGCAGATGCTTATGGCTTCATCGAAAGCTATATTTCTTCTCTATTCTCCAAGTCTCCTTCAGTTGTTATCGGTGCAGATTTAGCTGCAACAGGTGGTGATCCAAAGCTAGCTCAAGCAGCAGCAAATAGATTTCTTTATAATCAGAGAGAACAATTTGAGATAGCATCAAGACTTGCACTTATCTATCCTTACTCTGCGCTTAAGCTAAGCCCTGCAGAATCAGATGAAATGCTAGACAAAGCAACAATTACAGCAATACCTTGCTGGGAAGTAATATTAGATAGAGATGCAACAGCAGCATCTGATCAAAGATTTATTGGACACACTTACTACCTAAACATGGTAGAAGCAAAAAGAAAATTTGGGGCTAAAAAGTTTGTTGCAGTTCCTAAAGAAAACTATTTTGATGAAGGCGGCGGTCCAGTAAGCTACACAAAGCAAGACTACAATGATCTACCAGATGATTATCTTTACATAGAAATCGTTGAGCTATACGACCTACTACACAACGAAGTTTACTACTGGTCGCCATCCTACAAGAATGGTGACGGTCTAATTCTTCGTTCAGAGATTCCTGTTAGAACATACAATGATTTACCACTCGCACCAATTGTTCCGCTTTTTTATAGCAGGTCGCCATCTAAACCAATGGAAGGTTTAAGCTCACTTGCAAGATTATACGACCAGTTTTATGAAAAAAATATTTTAAGAACATACTGGGCAAACGCAGTTAGAAGAGACAGCAGACAGTATCTTTACAGAGAAGGCATGATTGATGAAGAAGCTTTGGCAAAGATTACTGCTGGTATCGACGGCGCTATGATTGGCGTAGATTCAGATACCTTGTCAGGTATTATAATGCCTGTTGGCGTAGAACCAATATCATCTAACTTTGACAGATATCTTGCAGCAATCGAGTCAGATATTAATAGAGGATCTTCACTTGCACCATTTGCTAGAGGAGAGGCTACTAAAGCAACTGCAACAGAAATTACAGCATTAGCTCAATATTCTGCAAGTGAAATTGGTAAACTAGCAAGAGAACGTGATAACTCGTTAGAGAATATAGTTAACGTCTATATCAGAACACTAGTTCTACTTGCAGAAGATGGCGATAAAGCTGTACTTAACGTCGAAGGCGAAGGCAAAGTAATTACACCAGCAGACTTGGAAGGTAAGTTTAGAATCAATGCTTTAGACCAGGGAAGCACTCCACTATCTGATGCAATAAGAAAACAAAATCTTTTAAGTTTACTACCAACACTACAAGGTCTGGGCGTACCACCAGAAAAAATAAAAGAAGAAATCATCAGAGCATACGAGCTTCCAAAGACCTTCCTAGAGGCTATTCCAGCGCCTCCAGAGGCACCTGTAGCCGCTCCTTCAGCCGCAGACATAGAGAACATCGAAGGCGGTGTAGAAACCAATATAAGCGATGCAGAAGCCTTAGCGCAATCACTACAATAAAGGATAAAAAATGCCAATATTCGATTTCCATTGCCCCGTTTGCGGAGCTAAAGTAGAAAAATTTATTAGAAAAGAAACAGAAGTTATCTGTACTGCCTGCGATATATCTATGAAAAAACTCCCGCCTCTACTCGCAAAAACTAGCACATTGTGGAATGGGGGCTGGAACGCCGGGTTAGAGGGACAGGGATTTCATTCTCACGCACTCGGTAAAAAAGTACATTCTAAAAGAGAAGAAGCAAAGATACTTGAGGCAAAAGGTTTCGTTTCTGAATCTGATCTAGCTCCACATTGGTGGGAAGATCAGCAAGCTAAAAAAATAGAAAAAATAAAAGAGCAAGATAGGTTGACAGATACCTATAATAGTAAGGTTACTGAATATGGCGGCGATAAAATCAGGGCTATGACAGAAACTTTCACAACCGAAGCTTGCCTTGATGGTTCTCTTCATGAAACATTCAACGAAAAAATAACAATTTAAAAAGGAGATTAACATGATGAAAGACATGATGAAAAAGAAACCAAACGTAGAAGTAGAGATACAGATTGGCGGTAGAGCGCCAGGATCTTCACCTGTAGCAGAAGAGCTTAATGAACTAGAAATGGAAGACGAGGAAACTTATGCTGCAATGGCTCCTAAAGGCTCTTTCACTTCAAGGGCTCTCGATCCTTTGGTTAAGAATACAAATAAACTTTTGGTTCTTTTTGGACAAGACCCCTCGTATCCAAAGATTATGGACACAAATGTATTGCCAACCGATCTTGTTAGAGTGCTTGCTATGTTTGTTGCCGCAGTTGACGATGCTATTGAAGCTGGTATTTTAAACCCAGAGATGAAAATAGACTTGGGATCAATAAGATCTGATGCAGAATTAATGTCACTTTCTGGTAAAATAGAAATGCTTGCTCGAGATAGAGAATTTAAAAGATTCTTACAAGAAGAGCAGCCTGAAGAAATGGAGATGGAAATGGAAGCTCCAGAAGCTGAAATGATGACCGAAGAAGACGCTGACGCAATGATGATGGATAGAATGTAATGAGCAATCTTTACGAAAACATCCGCAAGTCTAGAGAAAAGAAAGGCGGACCAAGATCTAAGAAAGATTCTACAATCGATCCAAAAGTCTATGAGCAGATGAAGAAAAAGAAAGGCCCATTTAAAGTTGATAAAAAGAAAGATAAAAAATAATAAAAAAAATAAGGAATAAAAAATGTCAGAAAACAACGAGACTGTCGTTCAGGACAATACCTCAGTAGAAGATAGTGGTTTACCAGATAATATAACCCTAGAAGATTTGCTCAATATAGATGACGAGCAGTATCCAGAGTTTAAAGCAGAAGATTCTCATAAAGGAATGAAGCCGCTCTCACACTGGATGCAACACGTACCAGAGGATGTACGAAAACATTTAGCAAATATTAGAGCAGATTACACAAGAAAGACTCAGGAGATTTCTAACATAAGAAAATCACTTGAAGATAAAGAAGCCGAGATGTACCGCAAGAATGAGCACATTATGAGAGGCCCACTTGCAGAGCAGCTAAATAAAATAAATGTAGAAGAAGAGTACGACCTCTTTGATCCTAACGGAATGAAGGCAGAGATTCAGAGACAAGCTGGATTGATGCTAAAGCAGATGCTAGAGCCAGCTCAGAAAGAGTTAGAAGTACAGCAAAGAAAATTGCAGTTGGATGATTTTAAAGCTAAGAATCCTGAGCTTACTGATCCTACTTACCGAGGCCCAGTATTGGAGCTTTTAGCACAGAGACCAGAGCTTAAGTTGGAAGATGCGTTTTACATTGTAAAAGCAAAACTAGGATCACAGGCTTTAGATGTAGAAAGATCTAAAATAGCAGAAGCAAAAGCTGCTAGAAAAGATACTGCACTTAAATCTTCTGTAGGTAGCAGAACCGCTGTTGCTGCTGCTCCAAAGTTTAAAAATGCTATGGAAGCATATAATTGGCACAAAGCTAACGGTATGAAATGAATCACAAAACCTTGCCTCAGCATTTTTACGTTTCTGTACCTAATGCGTTGCTCGGTCCCAAGATGCCCGAAGGTTATACACGAGGGCTTTTACACGGAATATACGGCAGAGAAGGTCAGGCTCTTTTAACTCATGTTTTGTTAGACACTGGAGCAAACTGGAGCGGCATTCCGTTACACTTGCTTCGCACAGAAGACTGGGTAGGGCCCCAGGTTGATCAAGCTATTCTTCAGCCTTGGGGCTGCATGGGTAGAGATCTAAAGATATCTGAACTAGAATATCTTGGTGGCTTATCTGTAGAGCTTCGCTTTGGACCACAGAAAGGCAGACATACAGGAATCATTGTAGACTGGGACGACGCCTTTGCTAAACATCCGCAAGAACATAAGCCTTTAAGTTTATTAATTGTAGATGGTGGTCACTTTGCTCTTCTGCCAAATAATTATTTTATTCTAACAGACAAGCATTTCACTACAGGCAAACGAGAGATGACAAAGAATTATTATCGTGGGTCACAAATTTATTGGGAGCCCTAAAAATAATTTGGACAAATTTGCTCTCCCATTCCTTTATATTAACGAAGTCTCTTCGGAGACTGGTCGCTGCGCTCCCAGACCTACAAGAAGACATGAGGGTGTTATCTCTGTAGGTAGCGAGCGCAGCGAGCGATATCTAACAACAAGATATTGGTCTGTAGATTATGTTTAAAAAATAAGTAAATTTACTTGACTTTTTCTTATCTTATGAAGCAGTGCAATCTCTCCCGACTGCGTGAATATAGCATCCATGTGATTTCCTAATTCACAAACTGGCGAAGAAAAAATCTAGACACCTGCATCGCGCAGACACGTCAACAATAATTTCAAAAATCAGTTTGTTTAAAAAAAATTAATAAAAAAAATTAGGAGAATTACAATGGCAATAAGCAATGATCTACTCAGCTCAACCCTGTACTCAATCAGAGACGGAGAGGTTGACGAACTATACAAGAAAGTCGCATTCCTCGATGGTGTTAAGAAAGCTGGCGGTGTTGAAGTCGAGAAAGGCGGCATCAAAATCCAGAGACCACTAAGCATCCAGGAACACTCAACCATAACCCAGCTTGCTACCGGTTACGAGCCTGTTTCACTAGCAGTTAACGATGTATTGAGACCAGCAGTTTATGATTGGTCGGATTTCGTCGCTCCAATCGTAATCACAAAGAAAGAAGAAATGGAGAATAGCGGAGAATACGCTATCGTTAAGATTCTTGAAGCAAGAATGAAGTCTGTTATGGGTATGCTCAGAAGAGAAGCAAACAAGCAGCTTCTAAGAGGAAACTCTGCTGTTCTAAGCTCACTCAATACTCTCAACGGTTCAACCGCTGGTGGATTTGGTTTCCTAGAGCCAAGAGCAACAACCGCTCAGACCAACATTGTTGGTGGTATATCCAAGGTTACTTTCCCAGTACCAGGTTGGCTAAACCAGTTCTCAAACGGTGCTCTAGTTCCTGACTTTATGACCAACCTCTACAACATGTACATTGCTGCTAACCAAGTTTCACCAATGGGCGATGTTGATCACCTCATAATGTCACAGGGTGCTCTAGCAAGATACAGAAAAGAACTTTTCGATATCCAGAGATTTATCGACACCAAGACTCTTGACGGCGGAAGAATGGGCCTAGCTTTCAACGGCGCTCTAGCTGAATCAGATCCAGAAATGGGCTTCGGAACTAGCGTTGGTGGAGAAACCCTCGATGCATACATGCTAAACTACGATGGTATCAAGCTTGTATTCCATAGCGAAGGCGACTTCGCAATCTCTCCTTTCGAGCATATCTCCGGTACAACCGCAAGATCTGCTAACCTCTATGTCAAGTGCCAGCTCGTCGCAGATTTCCTCGGCGGTCAGGCAGTCGGTGTGAATCTCCAGTAATAATCCCTGCGGTATAATAATACGTAGGATTTTCGAATGCCTCTATCTAAAGAAAAAATGAAAGAATACATGAGGGAACGCAGATTGAATAATGATTGTGATGTAAAAGGCAAAGAGCGAGCCAGAAAATTAAAGCAAAGATACGGTGTCTCTGCTGAAGAATGGACGGCAATGTTTGAAAATCAAAAAGGATGCTGTGCTATATGCAATACGCATCAAAAAGATTTAAAAAAATCGCTCTGTGTAGATCACTGTCATTCAACCGGTAAAGTCCGCGGTCTCTTATGTGATAGATGCAATAAAAGCATAGGGGCATTCGAAGATAATATTCAATTACTGGATAACGCAAAATCTTATCTTGTTAACAATCTTAAATAAACAATTAAAAAAAAGGAGAATTAAATATGGCTACTTCAACCTTAGTTCAGAAACTAGACGGAACCGCTCTAGAATCTTCAAAGACCGTTCCTGGTTCATACAGCTCTGTTTCTACACCAGATGTATCAAACAGATCACAGGTAGAAACCTTCAAACTTAGACTTACTGCTGCTTCGCCTCCCACTGGTGCTACAAAAACAATTAACAAGGGTGCTTGGGTTGTTTTTGATTACGATCAGTCTGGCGATCAGAGAGTTCTTTGTGTAGAAGTTCAGGATACAAGCGCCCTCGCAGTTGCAATAGGTGTTCCAGTACTCGGTGTTGCTCTTGATACCGTAACCGTTACAGAATCAAGTGTTGCTGGCGGTGTTACCGAAGCTTCAGTTCGAGTAGTAGTTGGCGGATACGTAGAAACCGCTGCAGTATCAACTGGCTCAACTAAAGGATTGGCTTTATCTTGCGATACAACCGCTTCAGGTCGAGCTTCAATTGCAGATGCTGCAAACGTAAATATCTGTGGTGTTGCTCTAGCAGACGCTGTATCAAACGTTGCACCATGCTGGGTATTCAAGCAGTTCTAATATAAATTAAAAATCTTTAGATTCTATGGCTCGGCTCTGCCGGGCCTTAGTTTTTTTGGTTGACAAATCCGTATATGTAGAAGAGGTGTTTCTATGGAAAACTATACTTACTTCGGCCTACTGTTAGAACTAAAAAAAAAGGGAAGTAAGGAAGAAGAAAATTTCATAAATTACCTAATGTATAAATATATAGGAGAAGAACCGCTGTTTGATGAAATTAAGAAATGGTCTAATTATTTTATAAAAGAAGACCAGGTACAATTGGATGAAATTATAAATAAATTAGAGGACACAGATGGTTAAAAATCCAGCGCAAGCTAAATGGGCTAAAAAAAATCCAGGTAAAAGAAAAGTTTATGAATGTAATTGGAGATGGAAAAATTCTGGAATAATGATAAATAAACAATTTTTTACATATAATGATTACAATCAAATGTTTATAGACCAAGAAGGTTGTTGTAAAATTTGTGGTGATCATCAAGCAGACTTATCAAAAGCACTTTGCGTTGACCATTGCCATATTACTAATGAAGCAAGAGGCTTGCTTTGTAATAAATGTAATACATTGCTTGGTATGTCTAAAGATAATATAGAAATTTTAAAATCTGCTATAAAATATTTGGAGAAGCATCAATGAGCAACTTAACCGCGATCAAAGAAAAAATTAAAAATATCAGCGATTATAGCCCTCAGCTTGCGGCTTACAATGATCAGCTTGATGATTTAATAAATGACGCTTACTACTCCATATGGACTATGAGACGCTGGGTTTACGGATTTAAAGAATATTATTTTAGATTTCATCCAGACATGACACCTGAAAGAGAAAATCCAGGTCTTGATACTTTTGCAAGCGTTGTTAAAGGAAGCAGACAGGTAACATTTGCTCCGTTTATGGATAGATTGCTACCAGACCTATGGGAAGGTCAGCCAATAGAAATACAAAATTATGAATACACAATCTCTAAAGTAGTTAATGGCGGAACGATACTCCTTGACCAGCAATTTCTTGGTGATACAAAAATTGATGATTCTTCCTGGAGAATTAAACATAGATGGTATTCACTACCAGAAGATTGCATAGAGTTACTTTCTCTTGCTCACAGAGATGTACCTAACTCTACAAGCGGCACCGGAAGATTCCCTCCATACGGAAAAATAATCGGATTAATGCCAAGAAGAGACGAAGAGCTAGGTCTCAGAATGGATTACGCTGCTACTTACGCAGAAACATATATTTGGTCAGAGGCTTACAATATACCTGGAGCCGAAAAAGTAGCTCTAGAAGCAACATCAATTCAAGGAACCTCTGGATTTGTTCCTGGTACTTCGCTTGAAGTATGCTGGGCATTTGTTAAGGATGGTCTTGTAGGCCCTCTTTCTAAACCAGAAACCATTTCTTTTGCTGTAGGACAAGAAATTACTTCTTATTCTTTGACAATAAAATTTGTATCTTGGGATGACCAAGCTATATTTGCGGATTCTTTCCAAAGCTTTGACAAAGAGCCAACTCAGTGGGAAGGCTACAGAAAAGTAGTTTTCTGGAATGCAAACTTTGATAGAGCAACCGGTGAACGCCTCGGTCTTCCTGTATGGAAAACATTTAATAAAGGTGGTGCTACAAGAAATAGCACAACATATTTGGATACAGTAGTTGTAGACGATTTGCTTTCTACAGTAACAATAACACATTTAAATCAAATTGATGCTGGTAACAGACGATATATCGAATACGATGGTCAGCATCTTCAGATAAGACCCTACCCAAGAGTAGACGCTTGGGATAGCAGAATCTTAGAAGCTGATGCAACCGAAACTACATCAAAAGTAAATCTACAGTATTTACGCGAAGGTGTCGCAAGATACTATTACAAGCCAAAAGCACTTGGCCTACAAACAGATTCTCCAGAAATGCCAAATGAATTCCACCAGTTAATTTCCTACAAAGTATTGGAAACACTTTACGATAAGCTTGGAAATATATCGCAGTCACAATTGTATAGGTCCAGATTTGAAAAAGAAATAAAAGGTCTAGAAAAAAGATACGTCAGTCACATTGACTCTATGATCGTCAGAGGCCAATTTACACTTGGCGGATTCGATAACTACGTTCGTTACGATTACGCTTCATTGAGAACAAAAGGATAAAAAATGGCTGTCAAATCAATATCTGTTAAATTTAATAAAGCTGGTGGCATCAACCAAGCTCTTAAAGCTCCTCTTGGTACAGCTAATGATATCATAAATTTTAGAAAACATCCAACAGAAGGATGGCTTTGTGATCGCGGTATAGAGCCTTGGTGGGATCAAAGCCCATCATTTGCTGTGTCTGGCGAAATTATAACTAACGTGCAGCAGGCTCTTCTTGGCGAAAAGTTTGATTCTCTTTTTGTCTGGACAAAGCAAAGCACAAATCAAGTTTATATAATTGCTGAACAGGGCGGTTATCTTTATTACATTTGGGGCAATAAAGGCAGCTCTGTCTCTACCGACTGGAGAAGAAATGTTGTTTTGTTAGATTCAAACAGACACATACCCAGAGCAAACGAAGTAGGTACACAGTTTATTCCATTCGGAAATAGGCTCCTAATAATAAACGGTGTTGATAAACCAATATGGTTTTATGGCGACAATATTATAAGAGATTATTCGTTCTTACTTCCAACACCACCAATTGAATTGCTTCCTATACAGCCAAATTATCTTGAGCTTCCTACGGCTGGCGAGTTAACAACCGGTACTGCTTTCCCTAACTTTCAAACCGTGCCTGCTGGTTTAGGTGATAGAGGTCAAGGAGATACAAGCGTTTACAGCTATAGAATGACATTTATTATGGATAGCGGATCAGAGAGCCCTATGTCTGCTCCAGCCTTCGTTACATGGACTATACCAGCAGATAACAATGCCGAAAGAAGATTTGGTATTTTTGTCAATGATATTCCAATCGGACCAAAAGGTTGCGTTGCTAGAAGAATTTACAGAACAAAAAATCAAAGACTAGGCAACCAAAGTTCTGCTCAAGAAGGCATTTACTACTTTGTTAAACAGATTAATGATAACAGCTCTGAAGAATTTATTGATATTGTTTCTGATAATGCCCTAGTTAATCAAGCGGAACTTAGCGCATCATCAACTATTGATAGCTTGTATCACTTCGGCGCAACCTGGAATAATAGAATTTGGTTAGGTGGAGGTGTTACACATCCAGTTAAAATAATTTATTCTGAAGCAAGTTTTCCTGAGCAATTTCCTGTTTTTAATACATTTGAGTTGGGCAACGGAACCGGCGGCGCTATCACAAAACTTTATTCTTATTATAATAACTTGTTAGTTTTTAGAGAATCTTCAATTGAAGTAATCAGAACTAACGGTGGAAGCTTCTCAATAAGCACCGTTTCTCCCAACATAGGTACAAGGGCTTCTGACAGCATCCAGCTTGTGCCTGAGATTGGTGTCGTCTTCCTTACCAACGACGGCTTCTATGCCATCTCAGGCGGTCTGGACGGTGGCTCTACAATCAGTGTGACAAAGATCAGCGGCGTTATAGCTAACGAAGTAGCAAGAATATCTACAGCGTCAATCTGCAGAGCAACATCAACATACTCAACTAAAGAAAAAGAATATTGGTGTCACTATCCAGAAAAAGGATCTAAAATACCGACAAGAGGTGCTGTGCTTCATACTGATGACGCTACTTGGTCCCTAAGACACGCAGAAGTAAAATCAAAAGCTAACAGATTTGCATTTACAGCAATGGCTACAGATCCAGATGGAAATATTCTTTTAGGAACAAGACCAAGATGGAGGACTTTACTCGGAGGATTAAGTAACCCATTAACAAATGGAGCAAGAGGAACGCTCGTCGGTCTTCACGTTTGGTCTGGTGCTAACTACTGGGGAAATACTTTAGTTGCTTCTCTTGCATCTCAAGTATGGACATACACTGCAACTAAAATAGCTTTACCACAAAATATTTGGGAAAGTGGGTGGATAGATTTCGGAGACAACAGTATCAAGCATCGAGTATTTAGCTTAGATGTTGAGATTTTAAGCTTTGGTGATAATTCTATTGACCTAGATTGGGGCCAAGATTATGATTCGGCTTGGAATGTTGCTCCTACACAGAAGCCTGCGAAAAGCGAAACTTTATTTACTCTTTTTGAAGATGCAGTATTTGGTCCTGCTACGCCATCCGTAACCAAGGTTCCATTTACAATAGGAAAATCTGCGATAAAAGATTATCGTATAATTAGAGTAAGATGGGATGTATCTACTTCGCTTGTCGATAACTTTAGATTTAGGCTTAAGTCTACATATCCAATGCATTTATTAAGCTTTAATATAAACTACGATTCTAACGATCAATTACCACTAAACCAAAAAGCCCGCGGAAATTCCGGGCAGCCTTACTAGGAGATAGGATGGCTAAAGCATTTACACAGATACCTACCAACGACCTTCAGAGCGTAAGGCCAGAAAATCTTAATGAAAATTTTGATAAATATTTAGGAGAATTTAACGGCAATCTTGATGGACACAATAACCCTGTTGAAACAGTTAGAGAGCAGCATTTTATTCTTCCTAATGACGGGGTTTTTGGAGATGTAGCTGGTGATGTTCTTCAATTAGGAACTAGCTACGCAACACAGGCTTATTTTAAAACAAGAAGATCTTCTAGCTTTGAAGAAGTATCTAACGTATTTACCCCGCTTTTAGAAATAGACCTTGATCAAGATTCTTGGTCCAAGGGTTTTAATATTCTAACACAATTTACAGACTTCGAAGATTTTCCATTGGTATTCGAAGCCAAAGAAGGAATGCTTGTTGGCTGTGCTATAATTGACTGGGAGCACGGAACACAAGTATTTAACGTAGCAGTTGGAGAAGGTTTTGCCGCAAGAAGCAGAGGTTTTGACTGGTGGACCGAATGGGGCGTTTTTGTAAATAACGTGTTGGTCGCAAGAAGTGGCCAGATATATCCAAGAAGACACACAACACAAATTCCTTTCGCAATACCCTGTGGATCGCAGCAAATTACCGTTGATGTTAGATTTATTACAATTACAAATAGAGCGGCTGGAGGCCCCAGCCTTGATACCACCTCAAGTAACTTTAATCTTTTTTCGGCAGAAATATGGTGCCGTAATGAATATCGCTAAGGAGATAAGATGCCAGTAGTAGAAAAAGAGTATTTTGAACCAGATCAAGTACCTACAGCCGCTGAGTTAAATGCTGCTTATGATGCTTTAGCCGTAGCTTCTGCAGACATTGATGAAACAAATCAAGGAGCTGGATGGCTAACTTTTAAGCATCTTGACTCTCCATCAACACTTTTTCCAATAAATAAATTATATCATTACTTTCACGATGGTAGCGTAGCCAGAACTTATACTAATACAACTTATGAATCTGTAAAATCACCCGCTCCAGCCTCTACGCCATGCGAGGTTGCGCTTAATTATTTTCCAAAAGATAATGAAATTATAAGAATTCATATTTCTGGTTTAGTAGGACAAAATACTGTTGTTAAAGATTATGATTTCGTTGGAACAGATCTTGGAAAACCAAATTATTATGCATTTAGAATTAAGTTAACTTATTCTGATTCTGGTGGTGCAGATCAATCTCTTATTGTCGGATACTGGGGCTACAGCTTTACTACAAATGGTTTAAATAGATACTTTACTACTTCTGGTAAAGGTCCAGAAATAAATTGGCAAACCTTTCAAGCATCTACAATAGTCAAATATACCGGAACAACTGGTGTTAGAGAATATAAAAAAGCAACACTTGAGGTCGCCTTATTTGACAGTGCAAATACGCTCTCTATAACCAGACACCAAATTCAATGCGTTCAAGCTAAAAGATAAAAGGGGAAATAAATGTCGTTCACAAAACCGTATGCATACGTAGATGGTAACGTACTTTCTGGAGCTAATCAGCAGCTTAATGATGACGCTGTTAAAAAATATGTTAACCAAGGAATTGTATTTGCGGATTATGCCGATTCAAATATTGACTTTGATCAAATACAGAGCGGCGAGTTGCAGCCAATCACAAACCAGTATCGCTTTGTATCCGGTGAAGTACTAGGTCAATTTTCAGACAAAGAAGTTGTTAACAGGGCTTACTTTACAAGCAATATAAAAACAGGTAGACAGACAAGTGCCAATCCTGTTCAATATCAAAGTATTTATAACACCGGACAAACATTATATTTATCTTCAACTGCAGATATTCTTATAACTTTTGGTGGCACATTTATTTCTGATGAAAATGAAGTCCAGGGCAAAGGCAAATGGGACAGCAAAATCGCTCTTCGTTATCGTGATAATACATCAAATAACTGGGAGACAATTGAAGGAACAAGGTCTTATTCGTTTGAGGAAACAACTGCAGTAACAGCCGCTCCAAGAGATGCGACCAACACATCATTATTGCTTGCAGCAGGCTATGGACCTACAACAGACGCACAATACTGTCTTAGAAGATGGTCTGGATGGACCTGGGTAGTTAAAGGATTACCAGCAGGAGAATACAGCTTTATTCTGATGGTAAGTGCTAAGGTCGAGCAGGGCTACTCATCAGCTAGATCATTCACTTGCGAAGTATTCTATGGGTAATATACCTACAAGAATACTGACCGGGCCAAAAGCTTGGAATCCTTCTTGTAGGTTGGAGGGCGTAAGCCCGACATTCTTAATCACTTGCCCTTTCTCTTGGCCTCCGGCCCTTTACGCTACGCTTATATAAAGGATTGAGAGTCCAAAATCGTCCAGATTTTTTAAACAAATTTTTAACTTTACTTATCCACATCTATAGGAGCATTATAATGGATCCAGTCACACTAGCTATCCTTACTGGCGTAGGAGGTCAAGCTCTTTCGCAAGTCGGTACTTTGATTCCAACTCAGATTGAGCGCAGCCAAAAGAAAGAATTAGAAAAATTAAAAAGATTGCAAGAAATGAATGCTCTTGGTTTAACAGAAAAAGAGCAAGCTGCCATGCAAGGCAGACTTTCTGCTGGCTCGACTCAGGTACAGCAGCAAGCTGCTCAGGATCGAGCTAGAATTCTTGCTGGTGGCGGTTCAGTGACCGGCGGACAAGCTTTACAACAGGCTGTCGCTGTGGACGCTCAGAGGGCCCAAGGACAGGAGAGGATGGCTCAGACGATACTGGAGCAGGACTTAGCCAAGGAAGCGGAGCAGAAGGAACGTATATCAGCCATAGAGGCTGCCCAGTCCCAGAAGAGAGCCGAGCGTGCGTCTGCCGCAGCTTCAATCGCTGGTGCAGGATTAGAAGCAGGTCTTACCACTGCTGCTCAGCAAAAAATAATTCAAGGTGCAAGAAACCCATCTCCTCAAATGATATCAGCAGTAAAAACATCGCTTGGTCTAACAACAGATGACGAAGCAAGAGGTGTTATAGAATTGCAAGCACAAGATCCAGAAGGAGCAAAAATGTTTATACAATCATTAAGCGCCAAATCAAGAAGCGGAGGAACCCTCTAATGGCAATTAGACAAGTAGGCGGAAAATCCGTATATATTATTGATGCAGGGCCCGTAGACTCAGCGAAGACTTCGGCAGGAACCGGCTATGCACAGCTTGTCAGCCAGCTTCGTTGGCAGATATGGGAAGCAGCCAAAGAAGCCGTAGCTCAGCAAGTTGAATTTGAAAAAATGGGCTATCAAGCTCAATTAGATGTATTTGCAAAACAGCAAGCAGAGCTGCAAAGGTCATTAAGTAAATTAAGAGATATTAAAAATAAAGTTGCATCTGGAGCTTTGGATCCTAAAGATGCTTTAAGGTTAGCAATTGCTGACGCAAATACTGAATTATCTAACGAAAGAAATGAACTTAGAGCAGCAGGTGGCGGATCTGAATACACAATTACAGAAACACAAGCAAAAACAGCAACTGGAAAACCAAGATTTAATGAAGATGGTAGTCCAGTAATGATTCGTACTGTTAGATATAAAGCTGGCACCAAAGGGGCTTCTCAGGCTGATGCAGCTAAAGAAGGCGGTGCTACTGACGTTGCCAAACCATCAAGCAGATACGAAGATATTTTAGCAAAATACGGCGGTGATGCTGGCGCCGCTATTGATGCAAGAGCCGCAGAAATTCAAGCAGAACTATCTGGTCTGAAGGCACCATCTGTACCAACTATAGATACAATCGGAAGAACCAGACAAGGCTTCGGCGAAATGGCTAGTGTTGGTGGATTTGGTTTTGCTAAAAGACCTACAAAGTCTTCTCCAATCTATGACGAAGCCAAAGCAAGAAGAGAATTGTTTGGAGCAGAAAGCGATCAAAACTTGGATCGTACAATTAAAGAAATGGCTGATAATGATTACATAGAAACAAAAGCAAGAATTCTTTCTCTTGATCCTCAAAGAAAACTAACTCCTGCTGAAGATTTGAGACTACAGCAGGATGCTCTTGTTAGAGCTAGAAAGACTGCTCAAGAAGGATTTTTTTCAGCTAGCGCCGTAACCGCTCCTGTTACTGCTCGACAATTTATGACTGGCAATAGGGTTCCAAGAGGCCCTAGTGGTCCCAATGTTGAAATAACAGAAGCTCCTCCTGCTCCTACTCCAGAACCCACTCCTACTCCTGCTCCTAGAAGAAGACCAGCATCTCCACCACCAAGAGATCCGGCTTTTCAAGACTTTATAGATCGTCTAGAATCTGATACTCCTCCGCAAGATATAGAACCATACAGAGCACCTCCTCCACCTCCTCCACCCACTCCACTTCCTTCAGGCAAAGCCGGTCTGGCGCCTACTCCTAAGCCAAGCGAAGAAGAAGAATTAAATTTTGGTGGAGGTGTAGTTCCTCTTTTAGAGCTTGAAGAAGAGATGTATCCTACAAGCAGCACTCCAAGTGATTTAGAAATCTTTAATAAAATGCTTGAAGAGGAAGGAAAAATAGAAAGTCCTGCTCCTCCTCCTGCTCCAATCCCAAGAGCAGCGGATTTAGCTCCAGAATCTTCACCTACAGATCCTGTTATAACTATAACAGACGTTGAAATTGCAGAAGATGAAGATCCAGACATATACAGAAAAGCATTGGATTATTGGAAAGCAAGCCCAAATAAAGATATTGCAAAAAATCCTCCTTCTTATTTTGCTGGACCAAAACCTGAAGGTAAGAAGGCACTTCCAGGCGAAGGCCAGAAAGAAATGGTTAGACGATATCTAATTGAAATGGAAAAAAATAAAAGATCAAAAGCAGAAAAAGCAACTGAAGAATCATATCTTAGATACAGAGATCGTCCTCCAATAAATCCAGATTTAGCAAGACAAAGCGAAGGTCAAAGCCAGGCTTTCTTCCAGCAGGTAAGCAAAACAGATGCTTATATTGAGCAAATGGATCCAACTCCTGATGAGAAAAAAGAAATTTTTGATTCATATGAAGCTAATAAAGCTAATATGGGAATTATGACAGACAGAGATCTTTCTGATTATTATATTCAAAAATTAAATGAATTAAGAATGGCGCCAAAGTCAACTCCAAAAGCACCATCAGAAGATTCTCAAGGTTCTTTGCCGAAAACTCGTCAGCAAAGATCTGCTTCTTATGCTTTAAATATAATTCAGAAAGGAAAAGATCTTGCAAGCAAACCAGAAAAATTAGCTAGACTTGCAAAAACAAATTTACCAGAACATGAACGTTCAAAAAAGATACCGGAACACATCGCGCTTGTTGACAAACTCTATGATATAAATCTATCTAAGGCGGATGTTTACAAATCCACCTATAGTGAGATAGCAAGAGTATACGAGAAGCAGCCAAAATTAAGAGACGCTGCACTCGAATATCTCGTAGCTAAAAATCTAATGTTTGGTAATATATCATAGGAGAAAAAATGGCTACACCAGCGGAAATTAAAGCAGCAAAGATAGAAGAATTTAAGCAAGCAAAATCTTTAGAAGCAGAGAAGGCAGCTCAAAAAGCAAAAATTTTAGCAAGACGTGACCAGCTTTTAGCAAATGGTTACGATCCTGCTTCTGCTTTGCAAGTTGCTTTTGACGAAGTATCTGGAAAGCCAGGCGAGTTTGCCAAACGAGTTGAGGCTAAAGTAGCAAAGCCTAAAGAACCAACTCCTATTGCCCCAGGCGGTAGAGCACCAACTCCTGAAGAATTAAAAACCTACAGAGAAACTATTAAGCCTAAAGCTCCTGTAAAAACAGAAGAACAACTTCAGCTAGAAGAAGGCCAAAGACAAACTCTTAAAGTAGATCAGCAGCTTAGGCAGGCTGAAGCAGAATTTGTATTAAAAAGAGCTCAAGCATTACAAGCTTCCGGATTCTCTCCTGCTATTGCAACACAGATGGCTCAAGAAGAATTTAGCGAATCTTTTGGTGCTCCTCAGCAGGCTGGTTTTAGCGGCGATACTTATAAAGAAAAATCTGATAGATCAACTTTTATTCCAATTCCAGGTGTGTCTTTTCCTGAAGCTGCAAAACCAGATTATATCCCTGGAAGCACAGCGTCATTTTTTGATGCTCTAAGACCTCAAGTTATTTACCCAACTACCGAAGGATTCTTAAAAGGTGAAGCAAAAAGAACATCTCCAAGCGAAGGTGCTCTGCAAACATCTGCATCTATAATCGGTGGATCAATCGATTGGAATGCGGTAAAATCTTCTTTAGAGGCTTCTGGTATTACAGGAACCAAGGCTGACGACCAAGTAGAAGCCTTGAAGGCTGCTTATTCTAAGAATCTTGTTGCAGAATTATCAGGCATTCCAAACCTCGCTGCGCTTGGTGCGGATGAACCGCGCTCAAAAGAGATTGCGGAAAGAGTCTACCAAAGAACAATTGATGAATTAAAAGGCATTGATTCTGTTGGTAGAACGCTTGGCGCTGGTCCAAAAATAACAGAGAAGGAAGGTGCAGATGCAATTGCTGCTGCATTAGAACCACAGAAAACTTCTGGTGGAGTTCCAGATTACTCGCCCGGTCAGATTGAATATTTAAAAACAATTGGTGATAGACTTAAGGCTGCAGAAAAAGCGGCTCGTTTAGGCAAAGAAACAAAAGTTGTTTATCAAATAGATGGTAAGACTATTAGCGAAGAAGAATACAAGCAGAAATTATCTGGCGCTAGAGAAGATACAGATCTTTCTCGTTACAAAAAGTTAGAAGTACCAAAAACAGAAAAAGATTTAGATAGAGAATTAACACAAAAATATAAAAGACCTTGGTACCTAGACGAAGAATTAAAGAAAGAATACTTAGCTAATCCAGAAGCCTACAAGCAGGAAGGATTCTTTGCCGACACAGATATCTACGGAGGCACCGCAGAGACTACAACTTCTTGGCTGCTAAGGTCTGCGCTTACTTTGCCCAACGCCGTTGCTGGCGTTGTAAGTCCTTTGCTATTTGAAGGTACTGCTCTAACTGAAGAGGGTCGAGAAAATAGAGCTTTAATAGAAGAAGAAAAACGTAAACGCAGACCTGAAGCATACAAAGATTCTCCAATACTTTATAACATTTCTCAGAACAGAGGGTTTACTGGCGAAGGCGTTGAGACTGCTGATATTATGGGCTTAGAGGGATTTCAGAAAGGATTATACATAGCCGGTACTTTCGGAGCAGACTTATTGGATCCAACGCTTGATTTTGCTAAAGGCGCTGGTGCTGGCATAAAAGCAGCTAAAAATCAATATAAAGCTGTTAGTGCTTTGGGTTCTCTTAAGCCTTCGCAAGCTGAAGCACTCCGTTCCGCAGCAAAGGCAGGTTTAACCAAAGGTATCGATGAAGCAATTGAAAGCTCTTTCCTTTCTCTCGTAGGTTCTACAGGTAAAAACCTAACAAAAACAGCCAACGCAAGATCTTTAGCTACAGCAACTCTAAGCGATTCTCTTGACGATGCTGTAAAAGTATCTGATCAAGCACGAGCAACACCAGGTCTAGCTGCGGCAGATGTCAAGCTAGGTGATTCTGCTTATGCTAAAAAATTCAAAGAAGCTGATATACAAAGACCCGGAAGATCTGCGGAAGAAGTTGCTAAAGAATTATCAGATGCAGCTAAAGCAGCAGGCGACGAGGTTTTAGAAGCAGCCAGAGATATTTCTGTAGGTATTGATGAGATAAGAACAAAAGGAGCAACAAGCCTTGTTAGATCAAAAGAATTTGGAAGACAGCTTGGTGCTTTGGCCTCTGTTGATAATGAAGTTGCTGATATTTTAAAAGCGGTTGATGATGCTGCTATAAATACAGCACCAAAATTACAACAATATACTGCTGCTTTAAATAATAGAAATAAATTAGGATTATTGAAACGTGGTCTTGTTCAAGACCTAGCATCGACAACAATTTTTAAAAGAACTAAAGATGTTTCTGAATTAGAAAATCTTGTTGCTGCTACAAAAAATACATTTGTAAATAAAGCTTTGCTTCCAAAAATTATGGAGCAAGTTAGCGCGTCACCAGTAGGTAAAATATCTGATAAACTAAGAAACCAAAAAATAGTTTTTGCAAAAGATGGTAACCAAATAATACAAGCTATTAAATTAGAAGGTACCCAAGTAAATGATTTAACAGAAATTATTACTAACTTAGAAAGATCTAATAGATTAACATCTACAGATGCTGCAAGAATTGCTGAAATGGTTAATAATTCATCTGTAATAGGAACAAAAGATTTTAGATCATTAATCGATGCAACGATTGACGAAACTGCTGAAGGTCTTGTAAAATCTACTCCGCAACTTAACGTAACTAGAGGACGAGATATAGCTAGACTAAGCCCTTCTCAGCAAAGAGCTTTTTTGCAGCCACTAGAATCTAGATCTTTTACAAGACAAGCAATAAAAGATGCTGTTGATAAAATTACTTTTGGCAAAGCATCACCTTCTAATTTATCTTTTGGTCAGCAAAAAATATTACAGCAAGCTACTGCTCGCGTAAGTGGTCTAGATACTTCATTAAGAATTGCAATGAAAGATCTTCTTGCTGGTGATCCAGAGCTATTTAAAGCCTATGGAATTCCTGCTGGTAAAAAACTATCACGCGAAGAAGCACTTGCTCATGCGATTGTTGGTCCAAAAGGTATAGATGCTGGTGAAATAGATAAAAGTATTAGTGAAATAGAAGATGTTTTAAGATTTGCTTTAGATTCCATTTTTTATACAAAGAAAACAAGACAAAATTTGTTTGATGTATTTTATGGCACGACAGTAGCAAGAGATACTGATATTTTTTCTTCAGTCGGTAGACAAGTAGTGGATGGAGAAATTACCGAAGCAGCCAAATTAATAGCGGCTGACCCAACTCAATTGTGGTCGCGATTAAAATTTATTGTAGATGAAGTTGTAAAACCTGTTGTTGATAGCGTAAAAGCAAACTCATCATCTCCAGATGCTTTACTTCTTAAAGAACCAAATCTTGCAAAAGATATAATAAATTCTTCTGAGAAAGGTTTACCACCAGAAGTAGCTTTATCTCTTTATTATAAAGCTCAGGCTGATAAAATTGTAGACAATATATTAAACAGATTAACAACTGAAGAAATTGGTCTATCAAGATATAATATCTCAGATGCTCTTTCTAATGAAGAATATTTTAGAATTCAAAATAATTTAATAAGTGCCGGCTTATCTGTAAAACCAGATTTAACTGACTTGCAAGCAAATATCATACAGGAAAGATTAAAAAAATTATTAAAATCCGGAAGACCTTCTCTTACAGCGCCATTAACAGCGTCGGAAATCCAAGATTTGCTAAAAGTTTCTGCTGCTGATGCTGCAACAATATTGGCTACTCCAGCTCTTTTACGCGATGTAAATGTTTTAACCGAAGTTGGAAATGATATTGCTAGCTCTGTAGCAAGAAGAAATCAACTAGAAGGCGCAGCTTCCATAAGTCTTGTGGAAGATACCATAAAAAATATAAGTGTTGATGCTGGCATTCAAAATAGATTGAAAGTACTTTTTGGTGAAGAAGGCGCAAAAGAACTTACTGATGGTTTATCTAAAGGCTTTGAAGATTTAAGAGCTGATTTATTTAATTCAGTAATAAAAAATGAAACCAGCTTCTTAAAAGCAAAACAAGGATTAAAAACATTATATGATTATTATAACGCTGCATTCTATAATCTATTACTTACGGTAAACTCAAGATTTCATGGTGCTAACTTACTAACTGCAGCAGAAATTGTTTATTCTACAACCGGAAAACTTCCAAATCCTGTAGACGTTATTAATGGAGCCAAGCTAGCAGCAGAGTCAAGATTTAATCCTAGTGGCATTTTGCTACAAAAACCTACAACAAGTGCTGAAAAAGTTCAGGCTGTTGGTAGACAATCACCTAACCCAAGATTCTATACAAACAGAGAAGTTTACGAATTGCTTCAGATGGAAGGTGGTAAATCACTTTATACTGCTGCCCTGCCCAACGTAAATACAAGAAGAGCTTTAAATCTAATTGATAATAAAAGCAACAGCAAATTTACAGAAGCTTTAAGAATAGCGGGAGATACTCCTCAAGTAGAAGATATGGCATTTAGATACGCTGTATTTGCTGATGCAATTAGATCTGGCAGAACAGAATCTGAAGCTGTTGCGCTTGCAAGAAAGGCAATGTTTGACGCCGCTAACATTACAGATATAGAAAAGAAATTGCAAAACATATTCCTCTTCTACGGATGGGCGAGAAACAACCTTGTAAATCTTGTAAAGAATGTTGCAAGCTCCGAAGGACGAAAGAGGATTATCAAGACTTTGTCAACTCAAAGATCTGCTGAAGAAATAACCAAAGAATTGTCTGATATATCTGAGGATGAAGCTAAGTTTATTAAAGGTCGCGCACCAACACAGATTATTCTAAACAAGCTTCCTAGAGAAAAGGGGTCCGACAAAGATATTTACAATTTATCTACCAGGACACCGCAAGCTGAGGCTATAAAATTGTTTGGAGATCTTATTTCTCAACCATCAAGTGTTGCACAGGGAATGCTAACACCAGGACTAAAAACAGTTTTTGGTGTAGAAGATACATTTAACGAAAATAAAAGAATGATTTCTCCAGAGCATGTATTTTTTGCAAAAGAAGCTTCTAAGAATGAAGGCGCAGATTATGTTACAGTGTTGAGCACAATAATTGGTGGTGAAATAAAACCAAGGAAAGCAAGACCTGATGAAAAATCTGTAGACGGCTACATTTATCCATTAACAACTGAAGAACAAAGATCAAGATATCAAGCATTTGTTAAAACATTATCGTTATTTGGTTTAAGTAGAGCAATGAGCGATTTTTACAAAATCACTAGTGGTCAAGGTACTGCTACTCGTGGTGCCACTGGTGCTCTTGGAACCCTTGCTTACGCAGGGGCTATTACAAATCCACTTGAAACCGTGCCAGCTTGGAAACTAGAGTTGTATAACAAATATGCAAAATTGGCTGCTATACAAGGCAAGGCAGGATACACAGCACCAAGCGGTATATCTGCTCTTGACCAAGAGTTTATGAGAGATATTATGGAAGTAGACCCAGCAGACGAAGCTAGAGCAAAAGCAGCAACCGCAACACAGAAAGATTTCTTAGAAGGCGCAGAAGAGTTGTCTCAAGATATAGAAGAGCAGACAATTTACGATATGACTGTCGAAGAATTGGTTGCAGAGTTGAGTCGCCCAAATCTCTTAAAACTTTTAAGAACTAAATTTCAAGGCGATGAAGATGCTCTTGATGCATACGTTGAAGAAATTGAAGCAAGAATTGATAAACTAGAATCTGAATCAGAAGCACTAAAGAAAAGAAAATAATCACTTGACTTATTCACTATTATATAACCCCGAAGAAGAAGGAGAAGGTTTATGGCTAAAACAGGAAATTTTTATCACAGCTCAACAGTTACTCTAAATAGAACGTCTGCTGGCACAGCTTTTGACGTAGCAAAATTCCACGAACATGATCTTGGTCTTGATGGCAACTTAGCCTATCAAGGATCAGCATTTTTTGGATACGTTGAAGGTCTTTACGTTCGCGTAACAGCTATTGCTGGTGGCGCAGCTAAAATTACTGCTAGGATTACTTGCGATCCCACTGGAGATTTTACATTCTTTCCAGATACAGAAGCCGATATTGCTGTTGGATTAACTACCGCAACTACCGGAACTTGTGCATACGAATTTAAGCTCCCACTTAAACAATTCTTTGGCACAGAAAAACTTTATGTTTTTATTAAAACTGACTCTGGAACTGTAACTTTAGCAAATAGTTGTATCGTCTGGTCGGAGTAATCCGATGCCTCTTGGACGTGCTTTCTCTAAAACAAAAGAGATTATCAAAGTTGAATCTCAGACTGTGCATGTTGACGTGCCAGGTCCGACCGTATACGTCGATGTTCCTGGTCCTACAGTCTATATAGACAACTCTCTTCTTGCACAGTTTGACTTCTCTCAAATGCCGGATCAAAACTTAAAGGTTGACGGTGATTACCAAATCCCCGTAACCGGTGGGTCTACAAGCGCACAGACTGCTACAATCAAAGCGGTTAAGTGCGCTGCTGGCATTGGTGCTAGCGGTATTCAGAGAATAAAATCTGGCAAACTTGAGTTTCTTCCTGATGTTGTAACAAGTGAGCTTGGTCTTCAGTATTGGTCAAACATCGCAGTTCCAATGCTAGGCATAGATTTAAGAACGCTTTCCACAAAACTTCAAGGGGACACTTATTTCCAGCAACTTCAATATGAGGTCGTGGTCGATATAGAACCACTTTGGTTAAATGGATCTGTATCAAATGCACAAACAGCGTACAGCTATATGAACGTTGGCTTCCTACATAACTTGGATCTATGGGCAGCTAACGGAACACCAAGACCTCAAGGAAACTTTACCGGATATAGGCATACAAGTATACCTACAAGCTTAGGAAGAACATCAGAGATTGGAGCGATATCATTTGGACCTTCAGGCTTTGCTGCTGGTTCTTATCCTCAAGGTTCCTTTCAAACTGCAGCGGCTCCATTTAATACATTCTTTAATACAAGCTCAACTAGAATGTCAACAACTTGGAATACATTAGGTGGCGGTTGTCTAAATCAGCATTCTAATAATACATGTTCTCTTGTTAGATCTGCACCAGCAGGTAACATGAATGCGACAACAACGTATTCATTACCTTCAACATTTACTGCCGGAAGAACAACCAATAATCTTTGGATGGTTGCATACTGTTCAAGATCTACCGGCAGCATTCAAGCTAATGATGTTCCATTTCGGATTAAAAAGATTAGCATTTTTGAGAGGTCACTATGATTATCATTGTAGAAGGTCAGGCTCAAGTTCACTATTCACCTACTTGGTCAACCATTTGTGACGAGCTAGAAACTATTTATCCAACAGAACTATACACTTCCATAAACGCTTTCGGAACCATTTGGATAATCGAAAGCATGGCAGATGTACTAGCGGCAACAGACAGCCTTAGAAGCTGGGGAGATTTTTAAAATGCCAGTATCACGCGTATTTGATCCTTATACCGGTGGAGCGATTGGAGGTGTGGTTCCTTCACCGACACCAATAGATCCTATACAATCCTTGGGTGATCTTAACGGAGGTTCCTATACATTTACTAACACAGCAGGTGTAGCTCTTTCAAGTTATTCTTATAATAGCACAAACGATATACATACATTTAACGTCAATACAATCGGCGTAGCTAACGAAACATATTCCATAATATCTGGTTCAAACTTTACAGGTCCAAAGTGGCATAAGCTACTTACCTATGCTGATGGCTCTCCAGTATTAGCCGGAGATACATTTACTTTGTCGGTAACAATAGATCAGATAAGTCCAGGTTTGGCAAGACAATACTTGGTTTGCACTTCTGTTATACAAAACCCTACAAGCACAGTATTAGGAACACTTAGAGGAAGCGGCGTTTATTGCCTAACATCTTCTGTCGGTACTCCTGGTGTTGGTGGTTGGGGAGCCGATAACCTTGGTGCTGTTGCTTCTGTTGCGAATATGGTTAGAGGTGTAGGAACTGCTGCATTTAGTGGTGGACCTACAAATACGATGTATAAATCTGGTGTTATGATGGCGGCTTATTCTGCGGCACCAGGGGGTTCAGTAAACTCAAGATTAGATGGTGGACAGTGGAACATTGCAACAACTGGTCAGCTAAGTCTTGGAATATTACTGTCAACCAATGGCACGTTGACCACCACGGCAGGCGCCTTCTCAATGAGAATAAAGTATATCGTAACCAAAATAGCTTAAGGAGGTTTTATGAAAATAGATTTTGTTAATCGCGGTGAATATCAAAATAGCGAAGATGGTTACGAACCAGGAATAAGCATAGCTGTTGTTTTTACTGATGCAGAATGGGAAGCTCTTCTTCTTAGCTACGATGAAACCAGCTCTAGTTCACCCTTGGTCTCTGTTTGTAGGCCGATTGTAAGAGCTATGTTAGATGCTGGGAAGGATAAATAAATGGATGCTGCAACGGTTAGCCTTTTGGTATCAGCGATTTCTGGTCCAGCTTCGGCGGTGGCTGTTTCGCTTCTTTGTATGTTTGGCTTTGGTTATTTTCTTGTCAAGTATTCTCTTCCCGCCCAAGAAAAAATAATGGATGGTTTTATTACAGAAAGCAGAGCTAACAGAAAGGTTTTCGTTGACGCTGTTGAAGTGATGAGCAGACGCTTAGAAAAAGTTGAAGATGATGTTAAAGATATTAAACATGCAATTTTAAAGGAGAGATAATGACACATAAAGAACGCGCAAATTTAATTCTTAGTGGTGTAAAAACAATTTCTTTGATTGCATCATTAAGCAAAGATGGATTAACAAAAGAAGAAATAACAGTAATAGTGCAAGCTCTTTATGATTTAGCACATAAAATATCTGAAGCTTATAAAGATGTATAAATTTTCAAAACGCAGTCTCGGAAATCTATCGACCTGCGAAGAAGCCCTACAGAAGCTTGCTAACAAAGCATTAGAAACAAGCCCTAAAGACTTTACAGTAATCTGCGGTCATAGAGGAAAGGCTGAACAAGATGCTGCTTTTAAGTCTGGTAATAGCAAACTAAAATTTCCTACAAGCAAACATAACAAGCTTCCATCACAGGCTTTTGACTTTGTCCCTTACCCGTTGGACTGGGATGATCTCGACTCATTTAAAGAGATTGGAGAACACATCTTAGATACCTGGAATGATATGGAAGAAAGTGCAGAATGGGATATTGAGTGGGGCGGAAATTGGAAGAAGTTTAAAGATTATCCGCACATACAAATTACTAGGAGGAAAAATGGCTGAGCCCGCTGAAGGAAAGAAATCTGTTAAGGTCGTAGAAGATCCAGAAACCGGTAGAAAGAAAACCGTTTCTTATGGTGCCAAGGGTTACAGGATTGCACCAAAAGGATCGAAACGTGCCGATAGTTATTGTGCCAGATCTGCTGGTATTAAGAAAGGCTTATCAAAAGAACAGCAGAATGATCCTAACACTCCGAACAATCTAAGCCGTAAACGTTGGGGTTGCAGAGGCGATAAGTCTGTTAAGTAAAAAAAATAAAAAAGATAAAAAAGAAAGCCACTCGGGAGGTTCACCGAGTGGCTTATTGATTGGGGAGGGGTCTGACTCTGACTGTATAGAATAACAAAAAGCAATTGTTGTTTTATCTTTTGCCAGAAACCGGAATTGGTGTCTGACATCATATGATACTTAATTAGCAGAAATCCTGTGTTTCTGGTTAATTTTTTTAAAATATTTTTTATATAGCATCGGCCCATTTTCTTGCCATTCTTTTGCAGTGCTCGACGTACTCCTCATAAGTGCTAGTGTGTTTTCCTAGATTACATATTTTACAACATGATAGACAATTATCCAACGTATATCCAATGCTATTATCTTTACGATCTATTCCGATTGTTTTCATTGGAGCATCGCAATAATAGCATGGTTTTTGCCAAAATGTTTCAAAATCATTTTTTGTAAGATCAAAAACCATACCACGAGTTTTGGCAGCATCTTTATATGTCTGATATTTACCATCTATACTTTGACGAGCTTTTGCTTTTCTTACTTTTATTCTTTCAGCATGTTTTTTATTTTTTTCTTTATCTTTGATAGATACACAAGCTTTGCAATAATAATTCAAACCATCTTTTCTACTTTTATTAACACCAAAATCAGTGGACGATTTTTCTATCTTACAGCAAATGCAAATTTTCATCATATGAATAACCCCTGTAGTTTTGTTTTTAGTTCAATCCATCTTCCATAAAGCGAAGCTCTTGAAAGTCCTAGTTCGTTCATCGCTTCCTCTTGTTTAATCATATCTAATCTCCAGCAAAGAATAGTCTTTTCAGAATCATTGATTGGCAGGCCCAACACAAGCTTTGCTAGTTTTGTCTCTGAATCAGAAGAGTGTGTGGCTGCAATTATAGCTTCGCCATTTTCACGCAAGATTTCTCTTCTTCTTTTGATTATTTTTGCTTTACTTGATACAAATGATTTGCAAACCATAGATATTCTCATTCTTGCTTCTTCCTCTGGACCTTTCCAGCCATCGTAATAAGCTCTTAATTGTTTAGATGCCTCATCGCTTGCAACGAGTGCGTGAATATAAGTATCTCTGATAATATCTTCATCGCTATATTCTTCTCTTAGGAGAGAAAGTGCTTCGCCTCTTCCGTGTGAAATACATTCTGCAATGTGCATTATTATCATGTTGTAGTTGGTAGTGATTATTGCCATGTGAACCTCTCTTGTACCTAATGTCTAAAAAATAATAGATTTGAACTCCATCGTGGAATTTATTTTAAAATTTATTTAAAAAATTCTGGACGATTTCTGCTCGCCACTCCTTTATATATTGCTACGCAAGAGGCCGGAGGCGATGCTGGAGAGGCAAGGTCATTATACCTCGTCGCACAAAAGGTCTTCGACCGTAGGCACTACCTACAGGAAAAAGATAAAGCTTGAAGCTCTTCTTGTAGGCTGGAGCGAAGCGACAGTCGCTAGGCCGGGTACAGTACCCGGCCCTGTTAAAGTAAAAATAAAAAGCGCGGTACAATAAAGTGCCGATGGAGGCTACGATGTTAGACGAAGCAAAAGTTAAAAAAGCAGAATATTCAAAAAAATGGCGCGAAGAAAATCCTGAAAAATTAAAAAAATATCGTGTAAAATATAAAGATTACAATAAAGAATATGATAAAAAATATCGTGAAAATATAAAAGAAAATATAACATACGTTATAAGAATAGGTTCGGAATATTACTTTGGGCACACATCACAAGGTCTTTCTAAAAGAAAAACGCAGCACTTTGCTGATATAAAGAGAGGACAGGCTAACAAACGTATGATGGAATTATTCCATAATCTTGGCGAAGAAGCCTTTAAAAATCTTTTTGATATGACCATTATAGGAAAATATAAAAATAAAGCAGAAGCAGAAGCGCAAGAAGCTTACCTACTAAGCATATATGTAGGAAAACCCGGCTGTATAAATATTAGAAAATAATTAAGTAATATAACAAAAACTACTATTTATTTACTATATTATATATAAGGAACATCATGTCTAAGACTAAAAGCGATTGGAGATACGTCTACGTTGGTGAAGATTGTTGGATGCTAGATAATCCAGGTCCAAACGTAGAAGATAGTTTAATAGATCTTATTGATGGTGTTCCTGAACCGGATGAAGGTCCGAATGTACATTTAGCCCTCGAAGTTATAAGTGAAAAATACAGACTTCTTTTGACAGAATATTTTTTTGAAGGCAAGACCTTAGAGCAGATGGGTAACTCCAGATCTAAAACAAAACAGTATATGCATCAGGAACTAAAAAAGGCCCTGATTGAAATAAAATCTATATTAAACAAACAAAATTCTGTACCATAAGATCGGAGAATAACATGCCTAGGCCACCAAATTATGTTGTAAAATTACGAAAGTGGGTAAGAGAGACTAATGGCGATGAGGGCCTCAAGCTCTCTCTTTTGCTTACTTTACAGAAATATACGCAAGGCAAAGCTAGACTAGAAGAAGTCAATAAAATGGTATCTGCTTATTCTAAAAGCATTCTAGAAGTTATAGAAGATGTTGACGAATTATCAGATGAAATGTTAGATGCTTATCTGTCAGGAGGTATGGATAACTAATGGCTAAAACAAAAGCAGAGTTAGCACGAGTATTAAATAATCCGGTAGAATTTATAAAAAGATTAAAAATAATAAATAAATCTGGAGTTTTGCAGTCGCTACACCCTAATGATGAGCAAATAAAAATAATAGAAGCATTAGAATCTGGAAAGATGACCCTGATTCTTAAAGGTCGCCAGATAGGAAGTAGCACGATTGTTGCTGCGTATTTCTTTTGGAAAACATATGTAAGTAAAACCCCTACCACATTTGCTATTCTATCACATAAGCTTGCAAGCTCTAAGCATCTGTTAACAATGCATAAGTGTTTCTATGATAACTTGCCAAGCTTTCTACAGAAGCCACTAGAAGTAAGCAATACTACTGAGATAAAATTTAAAGACTCTGGCGCAAAGATAATCGCAGTATCCGCAGGAGCCGAAGGTGGCATTCGTTCATTTACTTGTTCGTATCTTCACATATCAGAATATGCGTTTGCACCAAATCCAGAAGAATTAAAAGCCACTGCTCTAAATGCTTTGAACGATGGACAGTTAATCATAGAATCTACAGCAAATTATTTTAACGATGCTTTACATCAAGAATGGATTAAAGGCTTGCGCGGTGAAGCTGATTGGAATCAGCTTTTCTTTCCTTGGTTTACTCATAAAGAATATTCTTTACCTAATACAGATATTCAACCAACAGAATTCGAAGCTACTTTAGCAAAGACTCATAGTTTGTCACTAGAGCAAATTGCATGGCGTAGAGAAAAAATATCAAAAATTGGGCTAGATAAATTTAAGAGAGAATTTCCTGCAGATATTGATGATGCCTACAGTCAGACAGGAAATGTTTATTTTAACAAAGATGACTTTGGCGATCTCGATATCGTTCCTGTGGAGCCAATAGAATGGAATGTTTTCTGTAGGCCAGATAAAGATGACGCCTACGCCATTGGCGTAGACGTAGCTGCTGGTGTCAATAGAGACTACTCTGTGATTTATGTTGTTAGTAAAAAAACATATAATTGCGTTGCTATCTACCGCTCCAAGCTAATTATCCCTACAGCTCTTGCTAAACGATTACAAGAAATTGCTACAGATTACAATAAAGCATTAGTGCTAATCGAATCTAATAACTTTGGCAACGTTGTTTTAAATGAGCTAGGACACTTAGGATATTATAATACATGGAAGCGCGATGGTAAAGATTGGTTAACTACATCTAAATCAAAGACTGAAATGTTTGAAAACTTAAAGCAAGTAATACAGGATGGTTACATTAGAACAATAGATATGATTACTTACCAAGAGCTACGAGCACTACAGTTAACAGATAAAGGATCTGTAGAGTTGCCAGACAACATGGATTCACACGCAGACTCTGCACTAGCAATGGCTCTTGCTTATGTTTGTATTAATCAGGTGACATTAAAAGTAAAACCATTTTTACCAAACTGGATTGGCGCAAGACAAGTACAGCGGACAATCGCTTCTGGTGGTGCTGCCATCGGAAAAAAACAAAGATACTAAAAATAATCTAGACAAATTTTGCTCCTCACTCCTTTATCTATTGCTAGAGCAAGTGGCTGGAAGCCCTGAAGGAGTGGCAAGGCAACCACACGCAAGAGGGCTCTGCCCGCTGGTATTTACCGACAAAGAAAAATGGCCTGGATATATATTTTGTCGG